ATTAAGGCTGGGGGTGTCGGCCTCAACTTGCAGGAGGCGACTAGAGTATACATCACGAGTCCAGCTTGGAATCCAGCTACCGAGATGCAGGCGATTGCACGCGCGCACAGAACAGGACAGGTGAAGAAGGTGTTCATCAAGAAGTTGGTGTACTCTGGGACGGAGGAGATTCCGAGCATCGAGGAGAGCATAATGAAGCTTCAGGGGGACAAGGCAGTGGTGTGCGCAGAGGTTCTGAATGACCCGAGACTGTCTGCTCAGTTGCCGAAAAGCAAGTCAAAGTTTACTATTCAGGACCTTAAACGTTTATTTGTGTAATAGTAGTATGGAGGGTGCTCGTATAGCCTTGTCTGCAACTGGTCCACAAGACCCATATGTATGGGGGTCTGATTTTAAATGGGTCCCAAAAAAATATAATCATACACCATTTGCAATTTCGCAAAGATTTCTTGTCTTGAATAGTTTAGGTGGATATTTAGGTAATACTGTACAGGTGGATCTTGTTCCGAAAGATTTACCAGATCTCTTGTCAAACATGCACCTCAAATTTTCACTCCCAGTGGGAAACTACACTCCGATTCTCGGGCGGGCTATCATCAACACTGTATCATTTGTAGTAGATGGTACTTTAGTCGAACAAATCACTGATGATTGGTACATTGTACGAGATGAACTCTTCCTGAATGCTGATCAACAACTTGCAATGAAGAATTTGGTTGGCAATTCTACAGGTGGAGATTATATAGTTCCTTTGGATTTCTTCTTTTGTCATCGCAAAGGTGAACACAAACCGTATTTTCCGTTGTGTGCAGCAAGCAACTCTAAAATTTCAGTCATATTCAATTTCAATCCACTCTCTTGGATAACCCAATCGACAGCGGCAATTGACCTTATAAATCCAATGCTTATTGTTGAGGGTGTAACAATATCTGACGAGGAGCGGCTCTATTATATGACATCAACTATATCATTTGATATACCAACAGCGTTACGAGAGGCTCAACTCGAGTACAATAATGGAGCAGCTGTAATGCACCTGACTGCAAACTACCCAATCACTATGATGGTGTGGTTTATACGTAACAAACAATTTGAAACTCTTGATTCTCGTTTTTATCAAAATAGATACGACTTTGGATATAGTACAAAGTATATAACATCATCTATTCCAGTTACATTTTTTGACGGTACAACATCTAACTATATTGATGTTATTGATAATGTAACAATGTATTTCAACGGTATAAATCTACTGAATAATTTCCCCGATGGTGTGTATCATTCAGTCAAGCAACCAATGGATCATGGTCTCTCACTTGCCACTAAGAATATATACATGTATTGTTTCACTGCAGATCCAAAAAATTATGACAAGAATGGAACTGTAAATTTTGCGCATTTGGATTACAAATCTACTCATCTGGATATCACATTTAAGAGTGCGTACAGTATACAGGACGTGTATAGTTTGAATCTATATTACTATGGGTATCAGACTCTTACACTCGCGGATGGTGTGGCGAGTTTTTCTAAATGACAAGTATAGATGGAACCATTCCAAAGGCAGACATTTGCATTTGACTGGCATTCAAGAACTGAATTTAGCGATGATACATCAATGGATATACCACTATCAGGTGATGTTGTAGACAGGATTATTCTCCGATTCACATGGAATACAGCTTCAAATGTAAGCTTATCACTTGGTACAGCCATGATTAATATGATTGAATTGCGTTGGGGAAAACAGGTTATCGAACGTCTGTACGGCGAAAATCTATATATTATGAATGATACAATGGTTCCACAAGGCAAGAGGGCAGCCCTGAATCAACTGACTGGTATGGATACTACAGCGGCATTGGCTGAATACTATATACCACTCCCATTTACAATGAAAATTCCACTCTGTGCACTTGATAAAACATGTACAGTCAGAATAGTATTCAATAGATCAAGTACATTTATGACCATTCCATTCTATGGCGAACTCAATTTAAAGATGGTTGTTGAATATGTATTTTTGACTGATCGAGAAAAACTCTATATGCAAACTCACCCAATGATATATACAGTTCAATACTATCAAATGTTGGAGTTTATAGTCAATCCAAATCAGACAAACTTCAATGTAGTCACATCATTTATGAATAATGTCAAAGAACTTTATTGGGTCATTCAAGATCCTACTACGGCACCATACACTTTCAGAGACGATCTCATAAGTCTTGGTCTGACATTGAATGGTCTAGAATATCTTAGTCCATATATTGGTACTAATATATATCTCAGTATGACACAGCCACTCGAATACCATACAAAGACACCAAATTCAAATGTATACATGTACTCTTTCAGTCTAAATCCAGAGAGTCCAATACCAACTGGTGAAGTATACATGTCAAATATAACAAATCAGATGCATACATTTGTACTTACATCATATTCAGGTACTAGATATATACGTATATATGCACATACATATAATCTAGCAACTGTAGCTATGGGAAAACTCAGTATGAAATATACGCTCGGAGAGTCTGGATTTAAAAATTAATAGATTATAGATGGCTTCAGCCCTTTTACTTTCAGCTGGTTCTGATTTCTATGGAGGGCCTTCGCTCTTTGAATTACAAGAAGGTCCTATTGTTGAATATACAACCAATACGGTTCAGGTTCCTTTTCAGGCTTCAAACCTTAAATTTGGAGATTTAGCATATTCTACACTCCCAAAGAGGGATGACGTCATAAAATCGATAACTCTGAAATCGACTCTTGGATCACTTTATCCAGTTATAGCACAGGGATACGTCTATCCACAATACAGTTCAAACCTCGATTCCAATTTTTACGATGTGAATGGTACACTGCAACTGGGTGCAATCGGAGTTTACGGATATTACAACACTCAACTTTTGGCAAATTGGGCTCAACCCTTTGTAGCAAATGTATCGGTAAGTGTCATCAACAACACTTTTTCATTTCAGAATATAAATGGGGCTATGTTTACATCTGAACAGGCTGCATCGTTCTGGGGGTTTGATATACGGTATGCATATACATCAAATCCATGGAAATTTAGTACATCTGTACCCCAATTCAATCTGGTACAATCTGGATGGATTCCTGGATTTCTCCCACCGCCACAAAACTTTACATACTACGACTCAGTCGGATATCTCCTTCCAAAGATTTCTCGGCTTCTCATTGGTGGTCAGACGATCCAGACTATAAATTCTCAGACACTCTACACTGAGACTGATCTTGAGACTCCATATGAAAATCAGGCTGGACTGACTATTCTGGTTGGCAAGAATGACCCTACATCTCAGATGAATCCAAGAAACTACTGGACAAAATTGACATTTGATGAGATTCCCATTTCACAGCTCGAAAATCAGGATGTACAGGTTGCCGTTCAATTTGAGACTCTGAACAATCTAACATCTCGATCACTTGTTGGTGGATTACTCAATAGTTCAGCATATACACCATATTCAAGTGCACTCCCAAAGCAGTTTATAATCAAGATTTTTACATATAATGGATATATAGTAGTATTCTCAGAATATAATAGTTCAAGATATATAACACTCATAAATGAACTTACTGGTTCTGTCATTCAGGTTTTAGAATTATCTACAACTACAAGCCGTGCGCCATGTATAGCCTTTGGTAAACTCTATTTTATTACTGATTTTAAATATCTCACATCATATGATATATCATCAACAGGATTTACAAATCCAATAACAAGTTCAACGAATATTGAATATGATCCAACAAGTGGTGTAGACGCAATGCTCGCCATAGGTAAGTATCTGTTTATTCTGTACGACACTATTCCAGTTGTATATGATATCACTACAGGTATATATACTCATCTATCTATAACAATACAAACTTACTTTACATCGAAGGGTCTTGGAACTGTACTCGCTTTAATTACAACAATGGCGCTCTCAACCGGTACAAATATATATTATCCTGTTGAATCATCCACGGGTGTTTATATTTTTTATATCAACATATTAAAATTTATAGCAGGTGATGTTACGGCATATGGTACAATACTTCTCAATTATGCTTTTTATATTTATAATAAATACCGATGTGTGTCAGATGGTAGGTATATATATTACCCATTTGAATTTGTACCAGTTGGTGACGAAGGATATGTGGTAATGTACAGATTAGATACATTTACTCATACAGTCGAATATGCGCCTGCGTTTACGAGTCTCACCGATAATTATTCTACTCCTCAGATATTTGATGGTATATACATATACTACTTTGACAATGAGAATACATATTACACCTATAGATATTATGATACGCGCAAGAAATTTTCAGATCCAACAGCATGGACAAGTATCAGAATAAACCAAGAGTCATATCCATTGACAGTGATAGAAGGAGTCTTATGTCTAGGTACATTATACAATTACAACTTTGTGACTACAGAAATTAGTACATATATCATCAAGATGGATCCATATGAAATTGTTCCAAGTTTGACTGCATCACTTATAGTTGAATATGCTCAACTCATAAATCCTGTACCCAGTTCAAAAACCCTAATCAAACAGACACAAATGAATACATTCACTATGAGAGCTGGTATCTCTAGAGACACATATACTTTAACTTTTACGGGACCAATAAAAGAATTCTGGATAAAGAGCAATGCAAATATAGCTCGACTAACAATCGAACTGAATGGATTTATTCTAGCCGATGAAGACTACAATTCCATTAATATTCTCAGACCATTTGAGAATCATTCTGTAACTCCATATCAGACAACAGGTATATATACTATATCTATCGATCCTAACACATTGGAACCAATTGGTACAATGAACATATCAAGGATACGTTCAGCGACAATAACTGTATATTTTACACAGACGTATACAATAGATCAGACAATATATGTATTTGCGCGATCTGTGAATGTTCTCCAGTGTAAAGAGGGTATTGGGGGATTATTATTCAATTAAAATCTGCACTTAATATAAATGACTGGCTCCAGGCGAATGGTTGCAAACGGAACTGCGCGAAAAACATCAGGTGGTTTGACTGCGTCGGATCTCGTAATGACTAAATATGGTAGACTTGCGTCAAAGCGCAAGATCCAGGCGGCTGAGAGAAATCCCGGACTTATGGCTTGGGCGATGGCTTTCAAAAAGGTAAGAGATATGTACAAGCGAGATGGTCGATCGACTCGTGGATTTACTCCGCTCAGACGAGGATCCTCAGAGTATGAGGAGGTCAGGGAGGTGTATGACAACATGCGCTAAAAAATTATTTTCTCGGTACATATTAAATGCTAGTCCACAGAAAGGCGTACTCATATGTGCGCGATGGTAAGAGAGTTCACGTCCCAGCCACCAGCTTCCACAAGCGCGAGGGCCCCAGACGCCAGCGCAGCAATGCCGGCATGAAGCGCGGCCCCCGCCACCACCACCACCGCATTAGCAACGTAGCCAACTACGGTGCTAACCTGCGCGCCCTATTCCGCAAGCGCTCCAACTACGGTCGCAAGCGCGGCCCCCGCCACTTCCCCCGCAACACCGGTCTATTCAATTAAATAGACACTCGGGTTCGGAGGATAATAATTGATAGATTCTACAGGTAAGTCCATAAGTATCCTTAAAAAAATAAATAGAACTGACTTCTAGGATGCATTTTATCATGCATCCCTGAAACTCTGTCGCGTGCGTCAATTTTTTATCAGCATCAAATATCTGCGTCGAATCATCAATCTTTAGTGTCATGTATCCATCATTCATGACAGACTTCCATGGTTGATGTATACCTATGTATTCCTCGAGACTCTCAAACCAATCTGCAAATTCAACAGGCACTTCGACAGTCATCTGGTTATACTCTGATAGACCATCTACGCACTTGCACTCGGGTAACTGAAATCGAAATGGTTTTCCGTCGTATGAAATCTTCTGTCTCTGTCCGCGACCAGGCTCCAGTAAAAGCTTAGTCAAGTCTACTGCAGACCAGAGCATTAGAGAAAAGACTAGAATAGTCTTTAATGAAGCAAAAGATTCCTGGGGCTTTGCGGCAGCAGGTTTGGCTGGTCCACATTGGCAAGAAATTTGAGCATAAATGCCTTGTCAAGTGGTGTCAAAATATTATTACACCATTTAATTTTGATACTGGTCATAATATACCAGAAAGCAAGGGTGGTACACTAGACATTGATAATCTACGACCAATATGTGGAAATTGTAATAGATCAATGGGTGACAACTATACGATCGATGAGTGGTCAGAGTTGTCCAAGAGAACCAGTAAAATGTGGGAATGCTTCAAATTTACCGGCTCATCCTGAACACGATACACATCCATCATCCATTCGACAGAGAATAGGCACAGTAACCTGGATAGGCTTCGCCTTTGGTCGTGTTCTGAGATAGTACATTCCAGTCTTGAGTCCTTGAGACCAAGTATACATATGCATACTCGACAACTTTGCATTTGTTGGATCCTCCATAAACACATTCATAGATTGAGATTGATCAATGTATGGCGCACGATCACGTGCCATATCAATCAGAGATTTCTGGGGAATTTCCCATACTGTACGATAGACAAGCTTCATTTCATCAGAGATATTCAGACCCTGAACTGAACCGCCATCTCTGATAATCTGATCCTTTGTATCCTTGTTCCAAACACCTAGACTCTGCAACTCCTTCACAAGATGCTTGTTAATCATCACAAACTCACCGGCTAGTGTTCTGCGCAGATACAGATTGCTTGTGAATGGCTCGAAGCACTCGTTGTTTCCGAGAATCTGAGATGTCGAGGCTGTCGGCATCGGTGCAACGAGCAACGAATTCCTGAGCCCGTACTTTGCTATGCCTTCACGAAGACCCTTATAATCGAAGTATGGGCTTTCGCATTGTACACCCCATAAATCAGGCTGCAACACCCCCTTTGATGAAGGTGATCCCTCATAAGATTCGTATGGTCCCTGTTCCTTAGCCAACCTACACGACTCAGCCAAAGCACTGAAATAAATAGACTCAAATATGATTCGGTTCATACTTTTCGCTTCAGGTGAATCAAAGGCATATCCTAACATTTGATACGCGTCAGCAAGTCCTTGAACACCGATTGCAATGGGTCTATGGCGCATATTGGACTTTCGTGCAGCCTCTGTGGGGTAATAATTCTCGTCGATGACTTTGTTGAGATTACGAGTGACGACCCTCGTCACCTCTTCCAACTTTTCGATTGCAATTCCTCCATCCTGAATAAATGCCGGCAAGCTGATACTCGCTAGGTTGCATACAGCCGTCTCATCCTTGTCGGAGTACTCAATGATTTCGGTACAGAGGTTGGAAGACTTGATAGTTCCGAGATGTTGCTGATTTGACTTGGCATTGCAGGCATCCTTGTAGAGCATGTAGGGAGTACCAGTCTCAACCTGTGACTTGAGTATCGCTGCCCATACATCGCGAGCCTTGACAATCTTTCTGTATTTCCCCTCTGCTATATACTTGCTGTATAGTCTCTCAAATTCTGTACTGTGGACATCGGACAAGTGAGGAGACTCGTCTGGGCACATGAGGTACCAATCCTGGTCATTCTTCACTCGGTGCATGAACACGTCTGGAATCCAGAGGGCTGTAAATAGGTCGCGGCATCGAGCCTCTTCGTCACCCTGATTGAGGCGCAGATCGAGAAACTCCATAATGTCTGCGTGCCAAGGTTCGAGATAGACTGCGATTGACCCCTTTCGTCGACCACCCTGATTCACATAGCGTGCAGTTGCATTGAAAACGCGCAACATTGGAATAATACCATCTGAAATACCATTCGTACCACGAATCTTTGAACCCTTTGCGCGGACATTGTGAATATGCATACCTATACCGCCTGACCATTTGGAAATTTGTGCACAGTCGTTCAGTGTACCATATATACCATTCATAGAGTCATCTTTCATAGCCTGAAGGAAACAGGAACTCATTTGAGGACGGTTACTTCCTGCATTGAATAGTGTTGGGGTTGCATGAATAAAGTAATGTTTGGACATGAGATCATACGTCTCTCTGACTCGAGGATAATCATCGCCGTGAATAGCCAAAGCTACACGCATATACATGTACTGTGGAGTCTCACCCTTGTTGAGATACATCTTCTGCAGTGTCTTGAGACCAAAGAATCCAAATTTATAGTCGCGAGTATGCTCGATCCAGGAATCCATTTCGAGTTTAAAATTTTTCATAAACTTTTCAGAGATTACACCATCCTTGTACAGGCTGAGAATACAGTCTGAGAAACATGTTGGACTTGTTTTGTGCATATTGCTGACAAGAAGTCGTGTCGCAAGAGTCTCGTAATCAGGGTGTTCAGTAATCATATGAATAGATATATCAGCAGATATATCATCAATCTCTGAAGTCTTGATACCATCATACATAGATGCAAACACCTTTTGGGCAACTTTCGCAGGTTGCACTACCAGCCCGTCACATAAGCCACTGATTCTGGCAGTCACCTTGTCAAACAACATATCCGTAACATTATTATTACGCTTGATGACCCTCATTACTGTAAAAGGTTTTGATTTTTTTAAACTCTTATAGTAAATGCAATCGTTAGCATCGAATATTAA